ATAAAATCGGGTACAACAGAAAAAGTAAGATTAGATAAAGATGGGATTGTTGTAAACGGTGGTGACATTGTAGTTAAGAGTCCCACAGGCGCAACTATGATATCAAGTGCGGGTATCAATGTGAATGAGTTTACGCAAAACGTTCTGCGCGGGTTTAACGTTGTGAGGAATCCTTTTTGGATAGATAGGTATTTAAAAATTAATCAAGCTGAAATTGTAAAAATGCCAAACGAAAATGGGTTTGAGTTACCTTCCTTTCTTGCTGATTATGCGGAGATGGATTCCATAGAAAATAAGATATATTTTGTTGGCGGACAATATAGTTATGATAATTGCTTTGAGTACGATACAATAACAAATACGTGGACAAAGAAAGCTAATTTTCCCTATCAACGCAATTCGCATTCAGTTGTTGCTGTAAACGGAAAGATATATGTTCACGGTGGAGCAAGCGGATTTAATAGCGATTGCCATGAGTACAACCCCGCCACCAATACATGGACACGAAAAGCCTCTGCTCCATATAGTCGCTATGGGCATGTTGGGGTGGGCATAAACGGTAAAATGTATATTTTCGGAGGGGATAGAAGTACTCAGGAGCTCGTTGACTGTTGGGAATATAATCCTTCTACCAACACTTGGGCGGAAAAATCTTCTGCTCCAAAGGCTCTTTATAGTTCGCCAACCGCTGTTGCTTGGAATAATGAAATGTATGTTATGGCTGACTACAATAACAGGATTGGAATGGCATTCAATCCTGCTCAAAACTCTTGGAGGATGCTAAATCCCCTGCCGCAAGACTGTGGCTCTTATCCATGGTTATTTGTTTTAGAAAACCGTCTTTTTGCATTAGGTACAAATGACTTTGCTAAAATGTTTGAATATAATCCGCAAGAAGATTCTTGGGTTGAATTTGAATATGGCGGTTCGTTCGTCAAGGCCCACCTGCTTTGTTCTGTCGCCAATAAAAGTTATTTCGTTAAAAAAGATAACTCTATAAATCGTGTAACCCTAAATTCAAGTAAAGACTCAAATGGCTATATAGCACCTTGGTGGGAAGTGGATATCGGATCTAATACAGGTGCTCGTGTATATTATGAGAGATCAGATGTAAAGGGTGCGGGTCAAGTTAGGTTTGATGTTTTGGGATATTTATATGATCCGCTGATTCTTAAACAATATCTTGATATAAGGAACTTTACAGATGTTGAACCATATGCAGTAACAGTTTATTATAAGACGCTCGATACTAATGTAGAGTTCGGTGTAAAAATTGGATCAACCTCTTATAGCAAAATACTTGATAAAGACTTCGATAGTGAGACTATCTTCTTTCCTAATGGCTTTGGTACGGAGGGTGCTTTTGTTTACCTTAAAAGACCTTCGGGTAGCTATGGATCAAGTTTTATAATTTATGGCATCCAAATAGAGAAGGGTAAAATTAGCACAGGCATAGTGGCACCACATATAAGCGATATTGGGATCCCCATCGGCAGTATACAACCCGAACATTTAGCCACAGGTGACGGTCTAGATGCGTTTATCGGTGTTCCTCTTCCTTGGTATGATACAGAACCACCCGCATGGGCTTTTCCTGCTGATGGAAGATATCTAAACCCGAATTCCTTCCCTAAGTTATTTGAAAGATACGGTTACAGGTTCGGGTATCAATATCAAACAGTCGATGGAGTATCGGTTAAGTTTTTTAGGATTCCTGACCTTAGGGGTGAGTTTATAAGGGGTTTGGACCTTGGACGTGGAGTGGATGTGGGGAGAACACTTGGTAGTTGGCAGGAGGATGAATTAAAAGAACATAGACATGGGGCACAAACCTATACCGGTAGCGGGGGAACAGGAGGACGTTTTTCTTCATCCTATGTTGCTAATAGGAACTCATATATCTATACAGATCTTTTTGGTGGCACTGAAACCCGCCCGCGCAACGTAGCTTTTATGTATATCATCCCTTTCATGAGTATCCCACTGGGCGGTGGTACGGAAGTAAATCTTGGAACTATAGATGTATTGGTAAATTATAGCCCCAAATACACCTCTCCCTGGTTTGCTGTTTCAAAGGCACAAACTTATACTAGGCCACATCCATTAGGTGCTCATCCATCAAACGTTAGG